TGAAGTGCTCCTTTTGAACCTTCACCATCTACGGTCCCGGATATATCATATGAGTCACAACCAAAAGCACCCATATGTTCATTACCAGGATATCTTATACCGTTTTTAATTACCACTTTATTTTGTAAGTGTTGAGGCGGAACCCAGCTTAATTTAAATCTACCTTTTTGATCTGGATAAAATATAACACTTGTATCTTTTTTACCACCTATCCATTGAAAATTACCTTGAGTTATACCTAAGCTACTACCTAACTCTTCGTTGTAATCTATTTGTTCGTATATTTTTACTAAGTTAAATATACTATTTTTTGTTTCATCTCTAAACGCATGCTCTTCGGTACGTGGAAACTGACGGTAAAATTCATTTAAAGCATCTTGATCATCTTTTAAACCATCAGCTTCATTTTGCCAATTGTCAATTACACCTATATCTATTAGTTCACCGTCTGGGGCAAAGACATCTGTGTCAGGTGTATTAAATACTGGAATTCCGTACTCATCAATAAATCCTTCGTAGTTCCATTCCATTGGGATAAACAAAGAGTATAAACCAGAGTTTAGCTTTTCACCATCGTAACTATTATCACCAGTATTTTTCCAGTCAATAGTCGTATCTAAACCTTCTAAGTGTTCAACTTGTTCGTTAGCTGTTATCTTTTTTCTTGTAAACTTACTAGCTGGTACTCTATACGCAAGCTCTGATTTTGGTCTGTCCATACCATCTTGTATTGGTTTAAAGAAAAACGGGTAGTTAATACTAATAGGTACAACTTTATCTGTAAACATTTTTTTAGCATCAGCACCTGTTTTAGATAGTATACCAAATCTACTATCACTTGCTAATGTAGCTAAATTAACTGTTTCAGCTGAAGACATAAAGCTAAAACCACTACGACGGTTTTTAAGATAACACATACCATAGCATCGTTTATCTGCTTTACAAGCTTCCCAGAATATATAAAATAATCTATTAGCTTCTCTAAAATCTGGTGCACCTACATCTATTTTGCTCCATTGTAAATACATGTAGTGCGTACCTGTTATGTATGTTGGCTTACCGTTATTTATAAACCAAAAGCCTTCTTCTCTACGCTTAAACTCTTGATCAATATAATCAAACCATTTATCTTTTTGTTCTTCTGGATATACTCTCCAGTCAAATATATTTTTAAGACGTTTTAATTCTTTTGGTTGCTCTTGTTTTACCCACTTATTTAGCTTGTGTGCTTGCAATTGCATTGGTTGTTTTGGCAACGCAATTCGCAGATTTTGTATCTCAAGTATTTCACCGATTCTACCAGTTTTTGATATAACGATAATATCGTGTTCTTTATTATATCCATATTTCCATTTTTTAGATTTATTAAGTCTACTAATTGTAGTTTTTTTTACAGGCTCTATAACCTTAACTAAACTTTGCTCGTACATTACTTAGATCTACCTTCTGCGAATCCTTTAAAGACTTTTTCCTTTCTCTCTTCAGGTGCTTTGCCCTCAAGCAAGTTTTCTTCTTCTTGTATTCTGTTAAGTATTTCAAACGCGTCAAATATAGCTAGTTTTTTAGTAGC